TGCCAATCTTACAGCACCCGTCAGATCATCCGCGTCAAGAGTGAAGTCATCACCCACGTACTGTTTAATGTCTTTAGCACACCGAAGAAAGGCTTGCAAAATATCCTTATCCGGATACAGCCAACGGAACACGACATAATTCTCGTGACTGTTCTGAGTGCTAGACACCAGGCGTAAGAGTGAGCGTCCGACTGACTGCTCTTTGTGGCGCTCCGGTAACTCTAGTGAAGCAACACAGTCATGAACGTCCCGGTGCGGAACACCATGATCCCACTCGTAGCCAAGGTAATGGACTGGTTCGCTGTCTCGGAGATCGCCCGTCGCACGGGTCTTCTCAATATTGAGGACAAGTCCAAGCTCCGCAGCCACTTTTTGAAATTCACTCAGCGGAGCCATCGTGTCCATGCCGATGATAGCATCATCGCCCTGGATTTGTGCCCTGTCCTGCGCCATAGCACGACCCGTAATACGGATCATGATGTAATTCAGCGCAATCAGATTACACAGTGACCCGATGATTGTGGTAAAAGCACTACCACTCGGAATGCCCTTGTGTACCTGATAGACATCACCGGTTGGGGTGATCAATCGAGAGTGGATAAAATCACTCTTGTACCGTCGCCAGACATCAGCTTCAGCAACGCTCAAGTCTAAGTACGTTTCCGCAATACAAAAAGCGTCGTCAATCATCTTTGCAGGTAACGAACTATCAAACCTGCTAAAGTCCACACTGACAACGTACCTAAAACGCGACTTGAACTCTTCAATTAACGCCGCTTTCTCGATTCCCCGTAACCCGAAGGAAAAGGGCCGTCGTCGCGCCAACGCCGCAAAGACGGGTTTCGAGAAGCACGCACCCACAAGTGTCGTAGCAAGCGGCGCCATCCATACGAGGCGAGTTTTTGGCCCACTTGACCCACGCTGAACCCGACGGCCAGCCACATAGGGATCAAAGCCCCGCTTCCCGGCAAAAATTGCTTCAGCCAGTGAACAGGACCACTCGAGGACGTCGATATTCCGACTGAAGAAAGGACTCCCACTGAAATGGCTACCATGAATCTCGTAGGCTGCCACTTCAGCCAAGTCGAGAGGCTTTCGCCTTCTCTCCTTATTACCCGCAATACTGAACGCTGCATGAACTGCGTTTCGGTAGGCCACGGTTTTGAAGGGTCCACGAACATCTTGGGCACTAACATCAGTGACTCCAAGGGATAGCTCAGTTCCCCAGTGACCAGCGTCATCGCCATGTGAAGCAGCATTTCGGGCGAGTACTCTGTTTCCATCCGTACTGACTGCCGGTGCCCCGGATCGTCCGTAAGAACGGGTGCTGAAAACCTTAGGGTTGGGGCGCTGCCCTCTTCTGCAGCTACAAACTCCACACCCTGGGACGGTAAAACTGGTTTCTCGTCCTGGTATGGCGACGTGAATTGGACATCCAAATTTGGATAACCCCGCCTCCACCCATTGATTTGAGGTGACACTACGGTTGTCCTTCCCGTAGTCCAGTCTCGTGTACAGATCTGTGAAAGCACTAGCGATAAAACGATCTACCGCAGGCTTACTCACGGGCCTGCCAAGATTGGACACTCTGCTCTTCCATTGTTTGGTCGAGCTGCGGTACTGGCCAAGATACGTGATCCCGCACCGCGCGCTCAGATCAAAAAGATCTGGCGTATTGTCTTCCGACTGAACCTGTTGCGACAGAGCCATGGCGGTCTTACCTTTTCTAGTGGCTCTAGTTAAATCCAGCGAGCTTTTCGCAAGCCTGGATAACGATGACACATCCATCGTCAGATGGGCACACTATCGCAGTGCCTGCACTC